GTTTCCGCCCTGCGCCTGATTTGCTTTCTGGCGTAGGCGTCCATGGCGTTGGATATCGCTGCAGGGCCCAGGTCCGGTCTGTTCAAAATTATCCATTCTTCTCTGTTTGCGAGCGCCTGGGCCATTTTCCCGGTCACCCCAATATATGACCTGATTTCTCTGGCAATCTCCCGGGGGTGCTTTCCGGCCTTTATCCCCTGGGCGATAAGTTGGATTACGCCCTCTTTTGTTTTCCCGTTGATATCGGCGACGAGCTCCAGGCCGTGTTCGTTTATCCAGGCGACTGCTGCGGCTGTGATCGGATCAAATCCATCCTGCTTGATTAGTCGTCTTGCCCTAAAAAGGCTATCCCCCCCGGCCCTGAGCGTATCGCCCAGAATCGGTTTAAAATGGTTCAGGGTCCAGGCGTCAAATTTCGTCCAATCAAGGACTTTCTCGATTGTCGGCATTTCTGCGATGGTGTCTGCCGGCTGCCGGAGGCCGGCCGCTGTTCTTTTCCGCATTTCCTCGAGCCATTGGGCGATCGGCCGCTTCCATTGCTTCTGCTGGGCTCTGGCGAGCTTTTTGAATCTGGCGATCCCCCTCTTCTGTCGCTGGCTTGCCTGTTTTAGCATTTCCGTGCGTAAAGACGATCTGAGCGCCCCGTAAATTGATAGGGTTGCCTGGGCTTCCTCGGCCGCCTTTTTTAACGCTAGGTGTGGCATTTGGGTTTATTATCTGGCCCGCATTCCGGGGATGGTTAGCGATGGCATTGTCTTTCCCAGGCCCTGTTGTCGAAGGGCTCGCTTCCTGGTTTCTTCCTGCTCCTTCATCATCGCCTTTCGTTCATCGATTTGTTTCTGGATTTCTTTGTCGTCTTCTTCGACGGCGTATTCCATCGACATCAAAAGCTGATTGACCCAGATCGGTTGTCCGTGCCATCCCTCAAATGTGGTTACTCCTGTTTTTGGGTCTTGGTACGCTTGATTGATTGCCTTTTCAAAACCACTGGCCGATTCTTTCAGCATAAGAGAATCCTTCTGTCCTTTCAAATAAAGTAAAATTGCCATTAATTCCCTCCGTTCATTTTTTTATTTTTTCAACCTCTTTGATGAGGTCTTCGATCGCCTTCATGACTTCCTCCCCTGCGTCCGCCCCGACAATTACGCCCTGCAGGTAAGCAATTTTTTTATCGATTAAATGCATTTTTGACAGCCACAGATCCGCCATCCTCTTTTCCGTCTTCCGGATGATTTGCTCTTCTGGCGTTTCTGGGGGCCTTTGTTTTTTCTTCTGCTTTTGCACCTGGGGAGGTTGCTGGGCTGCCCTTGAAGTTCCCATTTTATTTTTTCCCGATTATCTTGTGTTGAGACATCGACGGGAATGTTTCGCCGATGGGTGTAAAATCGATCGTTCCGTCCTTATACCTCAGAACAAAACAAGCCCTTTCCGGTAATCCGCCCTCGGGTGTAAACATTCTGACGGCGATTATTTCCGCTTTCTCCCCTGCCCTGAATAAAGCCGGGTGGAGGCCGACATAATAAGCCTTTCTCGAATTCATCATTGCCCTTTGCTCTGGGGGATAGCTTTTTTCCAGGGCCTCTCTAAGAACGGCTATTAATTGTTCTCTTTCTTCTTGTGAATATCCAACCTCATCAAGAAAGTCCTCTGCTCTGCTCCGTTTTTTTCCCTTTCCCATTTAATCCCTCCTATCTAATTGTTCTTGAATCGCTACAAGCGCCGCCTGCAGCGTTTCTTGCTTTTCTTTAAAGGTCAGGCTCATGTCCTCCCAAAAGGCATCAACCGCCCGTTCCCTTTTTTCGACTTCGTCCAGCGGTTCATCGCTGATTGACACAAAGGATGATTTGAGATAATATTCATCCCCGCGTCCATCCTCCCGTTCCTTTTCCCCAATTTTCGACCGGACCCAATTTGAATTTATGGCCCCCAATCCAAAAAGCCTATCCCAAAGGACCGAAAGTTTTTCGAAATCCCGGAGGTCGAGCGGTATAAATTCGAGCCTATATTTCATAATCCCGAGACCCCTCTCAAGGAGGGTCAATGTCAAAAGCTCGCCCAGATCCTTTTTCAGGCTGGCCACAATGCTCTGGTTATAAATCTCCGTGGCCTCTTTCGCAATGCTGCCGCCCAGGCTCCCGGCCTCTGCAATCCCTATCCTGTAGGGAGGCATTCTGTAGGCGACTAGGACTTCCTCCCGCAATTGCTTTATCCAAATCGTGAAGCTGCCCTCTTTCATCTCGACCGAGAGAGGCGTCCAGGTGGCCGTTCCGCCCTCTGGTACTTCCAGCACGATTGTCTTGTGGGCGTTCGCGCTGCCTCGGATCTCGGAATCGAGAAAGTCCCTGATCGTATCTGGGGCGTCCTCATCCCATTCCCCCTCGAGGGTTACGAATCCTGCCGGCACCCCGAAATTATCAAAAAAGGCCAGGTTGTAATCCCGGACGCCGATCATCCCGATTATGGCCCCCGAGCAACTTAAAACGTTTGGCGCTCCGTATGCCTCTGAGCGGGCGTAATAATTCGAATACCAGATGATCTCGTTTGCCGCGTTTTTCTTTGTCTTTACCTCATCGCCTGAAATGGAGGAGACTTCCTGTTTTGCCCCAAATGCTTTGAACCACCGCTTTTTGGTTCCACGGATCTGGGCATATCGGACCTTGTCTTCGTGCACATAAATCGTCTGCGCTGGAATGTGCCAGATCCCGTTTGTTTCTCCGCTTGGATCCCGGCTGTGCTCGAGCGCCGTCCAGCCCAGGGTTCCCCAATCGGTAACGATTTTCTCAATAATTGTCGCCAGGGATTCATAGCGATCGTTCGGATCCTCAAGAAATGCTTTCCCTTTTTCCAGTTCCGCATTGTCTTCTTTCCCGTCCTCTTTGGGGACGAGGCGCCAGCCGGCTGTGACCACGTCCTTTGCTATCTGCCGGACGCAGGCATCAAAATAGATATTGTTTTCCTTGAAATCGAGGAGGGTGCTGGGGCTGAATGGGTGACCTAGTAATCCTTTGCGCTCCAGCCAGGCTGTCGATTGCTGCTCAAGCTGTTGTGATTTCGCCTGCTCTATTTCATATTTCCTGAGAGTGCTGATGGGGAATAATCCCTTGCTTGTGTAAACATAATGGACCCGGCCTTTTCTCATGGCCTTTGTTTTATCCACGGTGGACCCGCCCTCGTTTGTATCCATGACCTTTTCCTCCGCTTTTTATTTTGTCTACCGGCTGGTCTGGCGCTGCCTTGTTTTCAATAACGGCCGGATCCAGCGTTCTCCCGGCTGCCGTTATTATAGCTCTCTTCCCATCGGCCGCTTCTTTCTCTTTTTGTTTTTCCTTTGGTTTTCCCATGTGAGCTCGCCCGGCCCGCCAGGCTTCTCTTAGGTATAAATCAAAATTGGTAAAAATACCATACCTGGATGCTGAAATTGCATGATTAAAAACATCGACGGGCTCTAAGGGGTGCTTTATTTTTCCGTCTTTGTCCTGCTTCATTTTGTATCGGCGCACCTCTTCCTCGAAATGATGAGAAAGCTCGTTTTCAACAATATGAATCTCAAAGTCTTTTAATTGATCGAGTTGAACAATGACGGATCCCCGTGAATGGCGTTTGATTTCTGTGGGCTTTTTGCCCTTTGTTTTTGTGCAGGGGATTGCGTTTATTCCCCTGTCCCGTAATGTCCGGATGGCTTTCGGTTCGCTGTTGTCCCAATATGAGGGGGCCTCTTTATCAAATCGAGGATCCTCTTTCAAAACCTGGGCCATGGCTGGGTCGGTCAGGCCGGTCTCATAAAGAATAAGCTCGAGCCAGTATTTGTGCGATCGCCTGTAAATCTTGACGGCCGCTGCCGGGTCGACGGAATATCCGAAATCCCCCCCGTAGAAAATCTGGTCCCAGGCCATTTCTTTTGGCAGGGGCTGGAGATCCCAATTAAAAATCTGTCCTTTGGGCGCTGCCCACATGCCCGCCAGATAAATGGCCCGGTAAACAGGATCCTTTATCCGCAGTAAAACCTCAAAGTATTTATCGCGGATCGACTTGATTGGGTTGTCTGCCACCGTGCTGTGGTGAATGTACGAATCGGGATATTTCCCGGGCCCCGTTTTGGGGATTGAACCGGGGAAAAACATTTCCTTGATCCAGGCTCCTTCGGTTTCATCCGGATTAAATGTCCCCATAATCTGCTGGTAGTGCCC